TCCAAAGTCGCGGATTCGCCTCTGATTCTTTGCAAGTCCCCTAACACACCCTGCAACCAGCGCAACGCTTTGCTTGAGCCAATCGTCGATTTCTTTTGGTTGTACCTGCGTATCCACTCTTGGGCTTCGCAATTTTTGAAGTGTTCTAATTCTGCTGGAGTCATTTGTAGGCCATTGAAAGTTCATACAAATAAAAGTTGTTGTGTTTTTACAGAAGTGCCTGAGTCATATCTTTGAGAATCACCTTTTGGATATGGCAAAACTTCGTAATTTAATTGGTTTAACAGGTTATGTTTTTGTGATTTACTTCCGACAAAATAAACATATCGGTGTTTAGCACTTCTGTTAACTCTTATTTCAGAATTACCAAAGCTATGTCTGCTATGTTTTCCATCCTCACCAGCCATGTCCGTTCTTTCTTTTGTTGTTCCAGTAAACAGAAAATTGCTGGCTTGATAGATGTAACCAACATGACCCATAGCTGTATCAGCGTATGAAACAACTATTGTGGGTTTTGGCAACATTTGTAAACTCTTGCTTACCAAAAATGAAGCCCCATTTTTAACACCATCATTTAAACAAAGTCTGTTAAGTTCTAAAACCTTGTCTTTGTAATCAAAGCCACAAACACCCATGCAAAGATTAGGACTAGCTGGCATCCCATAAGTGACAACACCAACTAATTGCTCATCAATGTAAAGTCCAAAAGCATAGGATATTGGACACATACGCTTGGCATAATGTTTTTCAAGCAACCAAGGCTCAACTTCAAATGCGTTGATAGGCAATACTTTCATGCTTTTCTCCGCAACTCAGCCATCTTTGCCAAAACTTCAAGCGGAATAGGCGCAGCCTTTTTTGCATCAGCTTTAATCTTTTCCAAAGCAGGGTCAGGCTCATTTCTGCTAGGAACTGTGAGCCTTACTCTGTCAGCAGGGTTTGCTTTAACAATCCATTCTGCTTTTAAACCTTGGCTACCACGACTGCACCATTCAGCCAAAAACTTCTCCAAAGGCCAACCAAGTATTTTTGCTTCAGCGATAGCACCATTCAAAACAGTTTGGGTAATCGGTGCTTTTTTGCTTTTACGCAAGGCTACCCAATCACCCCAAATTTGTTGAGAAACATCTGGTGGGCAAGCAACGCTAGTTGCCTTCTTCTTTGTCTCTGTCTCTGTCTCTCCCTCTGTCTCTGGGATAGCAACTTGCTTGCGTTCTGCTAGCACTCCGCTAACAAGTATGAAAAAGTCGTTATCAATCAATGGCTTAACTCCATCTTGATATTCTTTTGGCGTGATGTGCAAACGAAAGACTAGCTCATCTAGTGAGCCATCAAAAACACCATCTTTTGACTCACTTGCAAGCAACCAAAGCATTGGTGCTATCGCTTTGCTAGCAATAGGCAAGCGCATATAAGCCCTGTCGTTTAACAGGTCACGATGAAGTTTTATCCAAGGTGGGCAACGATCTTTGTAGTGTTGAAAGATAGCCCAATTTTTCGGCTGTAAAAGCATAATATTTTCCTCGCTCTGTCCTCCCTCTTACAAAAAGAAACAATGGAAGGAGGGGAGGCTCTCTTTTCGATACGCTCATGACTTCGTATCTATCCATGCTTCAAAAAATTATACTAGATAAATTGATTGTTGGTAATTTCGTTTGTTTTTGGTCTGCCAAGCAAACGAATAGCTTGTGCGTTCATTACCGCATACTCAGCCTTAGAAAAGATACCTCTGGCATTGCGAATGTCGAAAGGATTTAGTTTGTCATAGGGTTCATCATTGGCGGCTTTTGTGGACTCAATCATGTGTGGTGCTAGTGTGTACTGAGAAACCCATGACCGACCCATCTTAACCTTCCCAATTTTTAACTTTTTCTTGTAGCTCATCTTTGTGCAACAAGCTGCAATAGATAGTCTTGGTATGCCTGTTAAATCCTCTATTTGATAGGATGTAAGTGGGCCATTTTGTAATGCTCTGATAACTGCTTCTTGGGTCATTTGTAAAGGTTCTCTAGGTTGATTGTTCGGTTTAGATGGAGTTCTAGCGTTCTGGCAAGCAAAGCTGTTACAGCCGCATCAAAGTCCTCTGGTTCGGTTGTATAAGCATCTGCCATTGTTTGAGAGTACCCAAGCAAGGCTTCAGCGCATCTTTTTTCAAGTATTTCAGTTTTCATGCGAGTAGCCTAACATGATAAAAAAGTTGCGTAAATTAGGGAAAACCCCTATGTAAATTCAGGAATGTATGTGGCACATTATCGGTGTGGGCAACAAAAAACCCACATTTTAATAAACTAACAGGAGTGAATATGAAGACATTGTTTGAACAGTACAGAGAGCAATTTGCAGACATTTTGTACTGCTGCTATTGCTTAGAACCAAAAGGCGAAAACTACAGATGTTGCGATGAGAACCACTTTATTGAATTCCAAGAATTAAACTTGGAAGAACAAACAATCATCATCGATGACGAATTAAATCAAAATCAAAGGAGTTAATCATGGGTGTACATAAAAAGCTGATGGATGCAAGGATTCTCTTGCAACAAGCACCACTAAAGAAGTCAGGCCACAACAAGTTTGCGGGGTATTCATACTTCGAGCTTGGTGACTTTCTGCCAACAATCAATCAAATCTTCGCTAGAGTAGGTCTGTGCGGTGTTGTTTCGTTCGATAAAGAACTAGCAACCCTGACCATTACCGATACTGAAGACAGTACAGAGATCAAGCTGACAAGCCCTATGGCAGAAGCAAACCTAAAAGGTTGCCATCCAATCCAAAACCTAGGGGCGGTAGAAACGTACACAAGAAGATACCTATGGGTTTCAGCAATGGAGATCGTTGAACATGATGCCCTAGACTCTTCTGCCCCAATGAAAGAAGATAAGGTCATCATTAGCCCAACTCAGGGCGCACAAGATAATATTCCTCCAGAGGAATTACAGTACTTGCAAGAGATGGCAATAGAATTGATTGCTACCTGTGAGCAAGGTGACCCCAAGGCAGCTTGGGATAAGTTGGAAGGAGAGAACTTAGATAGCGAACAAAAGATCGCCCTATGGACACTCCTGCCCAGTAAAGTGCGTTCAGCGTTAAAGAAAGCGAAGGAAATGTAATGGAAAAAAAGGATAACTCAGGCGTGTTGTTCAAAAACGACAAAAAGGAAACAGAGAAACATCCCCACTATAAAGGGAACATAACTGTAGATGGGAAAGACTACTGGTTATCCGCATGGGTTAAAGAGGGTAAAAGCGGTAAGTTTATGGGACTTGCTGTTTCACCAAAAGAACCAATGCCTAAAAAGGCCGATATGTCTGAACACAAAGAGTGGTTAGACGATTTTGATAAAGACCCGTTTTAAGTTAATATAACCACGGGGTGAAAGCTGTTTTTACTTTTTTGAAAGCTAGTAGGCGAACAGTCGTAGCCCCACCCAATAGGAGTTAATAATGATTTTTGACAACATGAAACAGTCGATGGAGAGATTCTTTGGTACGCCAGCGTTTAAACTGGCTAGAAGAGAAGACCCCACAACGAGCCATCAGGCGGCTCAAGCAGTTGATACCACCAAGCTAGAAACTCTTGTCTACGAGGCTATAAAGGGCTTTCCTGACGGGTGTATCTCAGACGAGATACTAGCGATGTATCCCAACTACCCATATTCCTCTATAACGGCAAGGTATCGTGCTTTGTTAGACAAGGGATTTATTGAAGTATCAGGTGTCAAACGTGGCAAATTTGGCAGAAATCAACGAATTATGAAAGCCGTCAAATGATTGAAAAACCCCCGTATTCAAAGATCAGTTACCCTTCTGTGCCAAACAAGGATTTCAAATGGTCTTCTGGCTCAGACGTTCAAGCTATTTGGAGAAAGTTTGGATGGACTCCACCTTCAGAGAAGATGCTGCCACCACCGCCCGAGAAGTACCAAGAGCCTTTGCGGAGGGTGAGATGAATGAAAACCAAACCCGAAACGATACTCTTGAAGAGGTTGCTCAAGAGTTTGACAAGATGAAAGCCTTTGGTGACACAGCACAGAGTTTTTCTACTTTTGTAAGAGATATGAAGGTCTGTCCACCTTGTTATGGGAACTGTAACCAAGGTAGAAGTTGCCCTGCGAGAACACATAACTGACACATACCAAATTTAGTATGTCATTGCAACAATTGGTTGCGTAAGGAGAAAATTATGAAATTTGAAATGGAATTTGGGATTTTCAACGACA